GATAAAATTAATTTAGCTAACAACTTTGCCTTTACTGGCACTGTAACTGGCACACCACAAGGATTAACATTAATTAATTCTACTTCTTCAACAAGCACAGTAGCTTCTTTTAATATAGATAATGTTTTTTCTTCTACTTATAAATTTTACCGAGTTTACATGAGAGTAGAGTATTCACAAAATAATGGATATTTTACACGATTATTAAAATCAGATGGATCTGCAAGACTTTCTGATTATAGGTACATAGATGATGGTCGTTACTCAACTAATGTTGCGTATGGAGAAGCTGGTAATGGTGTAAGTTCTTGGTTTAATGGTAGACATTCTGGCGGAAATGTTGCTGGTGGCGGAAATCGTGGTGGACACTTTGTTATAGATTTTTACGATCCATTTTCATCAAGCATAACACATATTTTTTCACAAAGTTTTGGTTGGCACGATACTACTGGTGCATATCTTGGAGCACAATTTATAGGTGCTAATACCAATGCAGAAAGTCATAGAGGTTTTACAGTAGTAGGAAATTCAGCAAATATTATCCAACATGATGTCAAAGTATATGGAGTAACAAATGCCTAAGATAGCAATTAACGGAGTTGTCAGAGATATGACTACTGAAGAAACTTCAGCTTATGAACTTGACCAACAAACACATGGGTTTGAAATGGCTATTAACACTTTAAGAAGCACAAGAAACTCACTTCTTGCTAAAACAGATTGGACAGCTTTAGCAGATAATACAATGTCTGATGCTATGAAAACTTATAGACAAGATTTAAGAGATCTCACTACAGGATTAGATACAGTAGAAAAAGTAAACTCAGTAACTTGGCCGACTAAACCAGGAGCGTAACCGTGTTATTTGGTTTTAACGCCTTTGCTTCATCTCCTTTCTCAGGTGAAGTTGACACAGCAAAAGTTGTTGTAACAGGACAAGCAGTATCAAGTGCTGTTGGAACTGTTACTATTAAAAGTCAACCTGCCACAATTCAATTAACAGGTTTTGGCTTAAACGCTAATATCGGAACATTTGGTGTTACAGCGGGAGGTCAGGTATCTATTGACGCATCAAGCGAACCTGATATGGATTTTGTATTAGGAACTCCTGTAGTTTCTGGCACGGCTCTTGTTCAAGTAACAGGTTTATCAGCGAGCACGGCTCTCGGAACAACTCTTGCTAACTTAGGTGCTCCTGTAACAGGACAGGAAATAAGTTCTGCTTTAGGTACAGTGACTCCTGCAGCTGTTCAAAATCAAACTGTTGGAGTAACAGGATTATCTTCTAGTTTAACTTTAGGTCCTGGTTACGTTGTTACCGCAGGAGCAGTAGCAACTCCTTCTGGATCTATTGTTTCTTCAAACCTTGGAACTGTAACCATACTAACAGAAGTTATAGCTTTACCAACAGGGCTTCCAATGTCTGCTAATTTAGGTATTATAGGAACTACAGCATGGCAAACAGTAAATGATTCATCAACAAATACATGGACTAAAGTGGATGATAATGCTACAAATAATTGGTTAGATGCAGCATAGGTAAAAAATGTCAACATATTCAGATAGATTACAAATAGAATTAATTGGAGTTGGAGATCAAGCTAATGCTTGGGGCACTACAACAAACAACAACTTATCTCAGTCATTAGAACAATCAATAGCTGGTGTTTATTCTAAAAATTTATCTTCTGCTAGTTCTCCTTATACACTTACTATAGCCAATGGGCCACAAGCTCAATCAGGCAATGAAAATAGACAAGCTGCTATTATTTTTTCAGGTCAAGGTTCTAATTTTATAGTCCAGTTTGCCTCAGGTTCTTCTGCTCAAAAAACTTATTTTTTAAAAAACTCAGATACTACTTACACAATAACTTGCAGATTAGGAGCTTCTGGTAATACTTTTGTTCTTCAACCTGATACAACAGCTTTTTTAGCAACTGATGGAACAAATTGGTATAATTTAGAAACTACAGGCGGTAGTTGGACAACAATTACAGGGGCTCGTACAGCTTTTCCTGGTGATAAACTTTTTGTAAATACGTCTTCTAGTGCAATAACAGTAACTTTACCCTCTGGACCTGCAGTAGGTGATGAAGTTAGGTTTGTAGATGTATCAAATTCTTTTGATAACAATAATCTAACTGTTAATTCAAACAGTTTAAAAATAGATGGTTCAGTGCAAAATCTTACAGTAGCAACCGAAGGTGCGGCTTTTGCATTAGTTTATTCAGGTAGCACCTATGGTTGGAAATTAATGGAGAAATAAAATGGCAACATATGCAAATATAAAATATAATTTTTCAGGAACACAACTTACAGGATTAGTTGAAACAGCAAATAACCTAAGTGATTTAGCTAATGATAGCACAAGTAGAACTAATTTAGGAGTAGCTATTGGTAGTGATGTTCAAGCTTTTATTTCTGCTACAGCAGGAACAAACGCTAACGGAGCAAGAACTGTAAGTTCTTCTGCACCCAGTGGCGGTTCAAATGGAGATATTTGGTATAAATACGCGTAAGAGTAATGCATGGCAATTTTTGTAAAAGATGGAGGTACTTGGAGGGAAATTAGTTCTGATACAGGACAGTTGTATGTTCATGATGGAACTTCTTTTACTAACAAGACTATAACAAACGCTTACGTTAAAGATAATAATACGTGGCGTGAAATCTACACTCTCTTTACCACAACAGCTTTTTCTAGTACAACAGGAACAGTAGCTGTTCCACAAAACGCTAATGCCATTCATGTACAATTTGCAGTAGGTGGTGGATCTGGTGGCGTAAAGGGTGCTGAATATGATAAAGCAGGTGGAGAATCTGCAGGACCAGGTGGATCTTCAGGAGCTTACATATCTGATAAAGTATTTACAGTCACGGGTGGTGAAAATTTAACAATTGCAGCAGGAGCTGCAGGAGCTGCATCAAGTGGTAGTTCATATAATACTACAGCAGGCAATGGCGGAGCTACTACTATTTCAGGATCTTCTTCTGGATCTTTGTTTTCTTTAGCCGGAGGTACAGGAGGTTCGGGTCTTAATGGCGGTGTTCAAGGACCTTTAAGATCTAATAATGCAAGTGTTGGAGGTAACGCTACTCTTTCAGGCACAGTGTTAACAAGTGGTACAACCTTAGATGGTTTAAATATAACAAGTTTTAATTCAGGCCCTGTGGGTACTTTTAATCAAAGTGGTAATGGAGTAGCAGGCACTAATCCTGGAAATTGTGGTGGAGATAACTGTCAAATTACAGGTGGTGTAGGCGGAGCTTCTTATGCAGGAAATGTATCTGGTGGAGCAGGCGGTGTAGCTAGTTCTTCTTCAGGTGGTAATGGATCTCGAGGTTCTGGCGCAGGTGGTGGTGGAGCACAAGGACAAACAAATGGTGGCACAGGCGGAGCGGGTGAAGTAAACTATAGATTTTTGAGGATGGTATAAAATGCCTTTAACAAAAATAGCTTTTGCACCTGGTATTGATAAACAAGATACAGAATATGGTGCGGCAGGTCGTTGGACAGATGCAGATTTTGTAAGATTTAGATACGGACTACCAGAAAAAATAGGTGGTTGGATTTATTTAATAACTGATACTTTAATAGGTGTTGCTAGAGACATGCATGCCTGGACAGATTTAGATGGTGTTAGATACACGGCCATCGGAACAGATAGAAAATTATATGTTTATACAGAAGGTGTTCTTTATGATATTACACCTATAAGAAGAACCAGTGGCACACTCACAAATCCTTTCGCAACTGTTAATAATAGTGCCACTGTGACTGTTACTGACGCAGGACATGGTGCGGAAGTAGGTGATTTTGTTACATTTACAGATGGATCTGCAAACAATGTCGTAAACAATTTAGAAATGAATGCAGAGTTTCAAATAACAACTGTTACAAATGCAAATACTTATACAGTTACATATACAAATTCTTCTGGAACAAGCACTCTAGCAGATGCTACAGGTAACGGAGGAGGAAGCGTTACAGCAACTTATCAAATAGGTGTTGGAACAGCGGTATCACAATACGGTTATGGTTGGGGTACTTATCAATGGGGTAAAGAAGCATGGGGTACAGCTAGATCTTCTTCTAATGTTACCATTGAAGGCAGAAACTGGTCTTTTGATAATTTTGGTGAAGACTTATTAGCTACAGTAAACAATGGAAAAACATTTAGATGGGACACTTCTGCTGGACCAGGAACACCAGCTGCTGTTGTATCAAGTGCACCTACTGTTTCTAGATTTAATTTAGTTTCTATGCCTGATAGGCATACTTTTTTATTTGGAACTGAAACAACAATAGGTTCCGGCACAACACAAGATTCTTTATTTTTAAGATTTTCTTCTCAAGAAAGTTTTAGTGATTGGACTCCAAGTTCTAGTAACACCGCAGGTTCTTTTCGTATTCAAGATGGATCAAAAATTGTAACAGCGGTTAGATCTCGTAATGCTGTATTAGTTTGGACAGATACATCTTTAAATGCATTACAGTTTGTTGGTGCTCCCTTTACATTTAATCTAACACAAATAGGAGCTAATTGTGGAGCAGTATCATTACACTCAGCAGTAGATGTAAACGGCACAGCTTTTTGGATGTCTCAAAATTCTTTTTACAAATTTGATGGTGCAATTTCTAAAATGCCTTGCTCTGTTCAAGATTATGTATTTGAAGATTTTAGTATAACAAATCAACCAGAAACATATGCAGCGGTTAATTCTGAATTTAACGAAGTTACTTGGTTTTATACTTCCAACGATGCAACACAAATAGATAGGTTTGTTACTTACAACTATTTAGAAGATTGCTGGGCCACTGGATCTTTAGCTAGAACAACGTGGCAAGATTACGGAGTATATCAAAAGCCTTATGCTACTGATTATTCAAGCACGGCCATCGGAACAAACCCTGCCGCTTTAGGTGTAACTGCAGGATCTAGTTCTTTATATCAACAAGAAACAGGAACAGATAACGTCAATGCAGGTATTTCTGCTTTCATAGAATCAGGTGATTTTGATATTGCAGACGGGCAACCTTTTTTACATATTGGAAAGGGAATTCCTAACTTTAAAAATTTAACAGGATCAGTAGACATGAAGTTGACTTTTAAATCATATCCAAGCTCTTCAACTTCCACTTCTGCTACAAGAACAGTAACTTCTACCACAGATAAATTTGATTTGAGAGGTAGAGGCAGACAAGCAAACATTCGTATTGAAAGTGATGCCGCAGGCGATAACTGGAGATACGGAACTTTACGATTAGATGTACAACCCGATGGAGGTAGATAATGGCTAAAATAACAACAACCAGGTTTCCTCAAGCAACACCTGAATATCAACCGAATATAATAGATATATTGACAAGATTACTTGAACAAATAGTTCAACAATTAAATTTTGGTTATCAACAAGATTTAAAAGATGAATCGTCAGCAAGGACTTGGTTCCTTGGCTGATTTATTTAAAAGTTTTTCTAAAACAGGAACAGGATCTGCTACAGCAGTATATACTGTCCCTACTCCTAATTCAGGCGCAGTTCCTCCTATTTTACCTACTACTACAATTGTAAAAAGTATTAGATTATCTAATTCAAGTGGGGGATCTATTACGCCAAGTATAACAGCAACAGATAATAGTAGTTCAGATTTAGCAACTGTTCTTTATTCTACAGCCGTAGCGGATGGTGGTTTTGTTGAGGTTTTAGATCAACCTATTGTTTTAGAACAACAAGATGCTATAAATATAACAGGCAATGGCCTAGTAATATTAGTAAGTATAATGGAGATAACTTAATGAAAAAAGTTAAAGACAGTGAAGTAGTAGGGTATGAAATAGTAAATGGAGAGAAAGTTCCTATCATTCATCCCGAAGTTCATATGGAAGTATTAAACACAAAGACAGGTGTTGAGTATAACTCTGAATTAGATGCCGACAATGATGTTGCCGACCCTAAAACAGATACAACAATTAATGATATTAAAAAAGATGTTCTTATAAAAGTAGTTAAATTACCAGATGTTTTTGGTAAAAATGAAGAAAATTAATCTTTAGAACAGTCAGGATCATGACACTTACAGCCTGACAAATGACTACTCAAACTTTGTTGCAAATGTTCCTTTTCTCTCTCTACAGTTAATAATCTTTCGTGATATCTTCCAACTTTATCAGCCAAGTTGGCAATGGCTTTTAATACGTCATCCATAGACATTTGCATGTTAATCTCCTTATTATAAATTTTTTGGGTAAGAATTAATTTAAACAGGTAGCAATTAAATTTCAAGAACAATTTTAAAATTGTTTGCTTGACTTTTAATTCAAATTGTTTTCCAGCCCGAAGGATGCGGAATACAGTGTTCTGTTTTAATACCTTCTTTCATAGTTAATAAGATATCACCACTAACACTAATTCTAGGCTCATCTTTAGTATTGGTCTGAGTGTAATGAAGAAGGCCACTTGGAAATATTAAAAAGTCTCCTGTCTTAACAGGAAAAATATAACTGGCAAAATTAAACTGATTCCAGTCAACTATATATTCTTTTGTGGGTGGTATAAACAAACCTGTTTGAGCAGCTAGTTCTTTCTCAAAATGTATGTCTCCCATATCATCATTACGAACATAATAAACCATACTAAAGTGACTAGCTGTGTGTTTATGACTAGCTATATATTGATCTTTAACAGTATATGTGGCCCAAGCTTTTGTAATGTGAGCATCAAATTTATCTTGACTATACCCTTTTGCTTTTAAAAAATCAGATATGTAAAACTGTAACTCAGTAAATAAAACTTTGTATTTAGGGTCTGTGTGTAAATTATCTTTTGCCTCTTCTAAATCGGTAAACATTGTATTACCTTTAACATCTGTTGTTGCCGCTGTGCTTCCTGGACTAGCTTTTACAAATTTTTCAATGTGAGGTGTTATTTCTTTATTAATTTTTTCTTTATTATCTATATTTGTTTGATAGATAGTTTCTCCAAATAAACTATTTATTCTTACTTCTTTCTGCATACATTACTCCTAAATATTCTATCTTTGTTACCCAACCTTTTGGAAGAGAGATAGCACCACCTCCATGATTGTCGTCTTTATCAAGACACCAAGAACGCATAATAACTATTTTTTCTTTGTTATTAACTATCATCCACCCTACTTCTTGACACAAGGCCAACGGAGCATTAACAATTTCTTGTAAAGACAGCCAACCAGTTTCCATATCACGAGCATCTAACCACGTGACACGGACCATCGGCACTTTCTTTATGTCTATTTTCATGACTAATTTCTATTTGCACTATACAATAAAAATGCCTATAATCACAGAATTAAAAAGGTTTTACTCAAGACTAACCTCCTTGCATTACGAATCAAGCCATAAGTTGCAAAGGATATTATGTTTAAAAAAATTTTTAGAAAACTCAGAAAAGTAGCGGGCGATGCTGCACCTATTATTGGTGCCTTAACAGGTAATCCATTATTAGGAGCTGGTATTGGTGCTTTCGCTAGTGATGATCCTGTTAAAAGTGCTATTTTAGGAGGCCTTGGTGGTTTCGGTGGAAAAGCATTTGGTATGGGAGCAGGTAGTGCTGGAGGTGGTGGCTTAGGATCTCTTAGTAATATTTTTAATAACGCAGGAACCATGGCATCAAACTTTTTTAGAGGCCCACAAACAACAACATTACCTGGTACAGCAAGTCAATTTGGACAATCAGGTTTAATGAGTTTACTTGGTGGAGTAAACAAAGCTGCTGGAAGTAACTTAGGTAAACTGTTAGGACCTGTAGCTCTTTCTTTAATAACAAAAAATGCCTTAGAAAAAGATATTGATACACCACCTGATATAAATGCATACAGATCTTTAATAGATGAAAAATACGGCGATGTTACAGGAGGTAGTCCTTTTGCAAAAGACAGAATAAAAGGAACTAAACTAAATCCTGAAGATGGTCAATACTACGACATGGTTAAAGACGGTGAATATAAAAACTATGAAGTAGATGAAGAAGGTAGAATTACAAATTTAAACACAGGCGGTATTGCTAAATTAAATATGGGTGGTAACCCTTTTATGCAAAGAAATAGAGTTAAAGGAAACTTTAACGTTAGAGGTTTTAACAAAGGGGGTGAGGGTATTTCAACTTACTTTCCTAGAAAGTTTGGAGATATAAAAGGTCCTGGTGGTCCTAAGGACGACAAGATACCTGCAATGTTAAGTAATGGTGAGTTTGTTTTTACAGCTAAGGCTGTAGACAATTTAGGAGGACCTAAAGCCATGTATAATGTTATGAACAGAGCTGATCCTGAATCATCAAAAGGCAGAGGAATAATTTAGTGGCTGAATCTTATACACAAATACAAAGAGAAGCTCCTTACTTAGAAGATTTTAGAAGAAGATTACTACAAGGGACATTTGATTTAACTCAGACTCCAGGCACAGTTTCACAACAACAAATAGCAGGAATGAATCCTCTTCAAACAGGATCTATGGAAGGCACTGCAGGTATTTATGGATTAGATCCTACTACAGGATTATCAACAGGAGCAGGAGCTCAATACGATCCTAGTTTTGCTTCAGGCATAGCTACTCTTAATCAAGCAACTCAACAATACGATCCTAGTTCTAGTAACTACAATCAATTTTTTAATCAATATCAAGCTGATGTAACTTCAGAAGCTCTTAAGCAAATGGACGACCAAGCACAAGATGCAAGAAATAGACTTGCTGGAGATGCTACTATGGGTAACACATTTGGTGGTTCTCGTTATGAAATAGCTAGAGGAGAGTTAGAAAATAATTTACAAGATATTAAATCAAGAAGAATATTTCAAGACCTAGCACAAAACTTTGAACAAGCGCAACAAAAAGCAATTTCTACTTCTGAGTCCGCAGCAGGTAGGCAAATGTCTGCGGCGCCAATGTTTGCTAACTTTGGTGTACAAAAAGCAGGATTAGATCAACAAGGATTAGGACAACTATTTAACTTTGGTCAACAACAACAAGCTCAAACGCAAGCAGGGTTTAATGAACAATTTAGACAAGACGAAGCTAGAAGAATGGATCCTTTTCAAAGAACAAGTTACTATAGTGATATATTACAAGGTGTACCTTCAGTATCACAAACACTAACTCAAAAGCCTATGCCTTATACTAATCCTACATTAGGAGGAATTGGAATGGGCCTTGGTGCATATGGTTTATTAAATCAAAGTGGTGGAACAGGATCTGCAACAGGCGGACCTTTTAGCCTCTTTAGTTAGGAGATTATAATGGAAGATGATGATATCTTTACACAAGGCGGAGATGCTGGAATACTTGATGTAGCAGTTCCCGCTCCAAAAACAACACCAACAAACACTTCTTTTCCAAATGTTATGTCTTCACAGTTTTTTCCTACAGCCCCTGTACTACAAAATCCTTCTGCAGCACAAGCATATCTTCCTTTTTTATTAGACGAAGAATCTTATCTATCTAAGTATGGAACACCTACACTAACAGATGAACAAATAAACAAACTTTACAAAGACACTAGTTTTAAAGATGAAAAACTATTAGCTCTTTCACAATTTGGTTTTGGTTTATTACAGCCAACTGTCGGTGGTAAAATAGGCGCTTCTTTGTCTGCAGCTTCACAAGGTTTAACAACAAATCTTTCTAAAATCAAAGCAGCTCAGAAAAAAGAACAAAAAGAAAACGCTATTGCAAAAATTACAACTAAGATGAAAAAAGATGCTCAAGGGGTGTTGGATAGAAAAGGAGTTTTTGATGCTAACAGAGCTTTACTTACTTCTGTCGCAGGTAAAGAATATGATGCAGCTATAGCTTCTGACAAAGCAAAAATGGATTTGTATAGAGATCAAGTAAAAGCGGCTCAAACTAAGTTTCAAGATTATCAATTAAAAGGTGTAGAACCAAAAAGAGTTCAAATAAGAATGCCTGGTGTCGATGGAAATTTAACAGATCCGTTTGACGCGTTTGTTGTACAATCAATCACGGACTCCGGATCATTGTCCGCTCCTCAATATTATAAACCAACTAATGAATTAGGGTCAGACGGTTTACCTGTAATGGAATTAATTGCAAATCCCGAAGGAATTATTGAAGTAAAAACAACCATCACAGGAACACCATCCGAATCTGGAATTGGTAAAAATGTTTCTAGCTTCTTAGATGTCAAAGGCGGATTAGATGTGACAGACAGAGCTCTTTTAACTCTTGATGCTCTTACAGAATCTTTTCAAGCAAAGCCAAACAGAGCTGGTTTCTTAGCAGGTATTCAAAAAAGATTTCAAACATATGCTCAAATATTTTCTGATTCTTACAACTATCAATTTAATGATTTTTTTAAAGACGGTAATAAAAATTTAGGTATTGAAGAAGGAACTAAATTTCAAAATTTATCTAGCACAATAAGTATTTATTTAAATGATCCTTCTATTCAAGAAGACATAAAAAATGGCATAATTGATGAGGCAGATTTAGCTGCTTTGAAGCAAGCAGATTCTGCTTTTGAACAATTAGGTGTTGTAGGTAGAGCTCAAATGAATACCGAACTTAATCAAACAACAGATAAATACGGTGTTCCTTTATTTAAAAGTGAAGAGGAAAAACAAGCTATATTTAATAAATTAGGATTTTTTGATACTGATCTTCCCGCTAACGAAGTAAGAGCTAACGCTATTATATATGCTATTGCTAGAGCCCGTAAAGCGTCTGGAAGATTGAACTTAGATGACATCGAACGTGCTGCTCAAGATCTTAACATTTATGGTGATTCATCAGCAGACGTGTTAACAAAAATTAGTGTTATTAGAAATGAGTTGTTAAACGCCCGCGCTGATAACATGAGTACAATTCAATTAGTTTTTCCTTCTTATTATTCTCAAATGTTAGAACAAGGATATGGTTCTTACAACAGAGACAGAATTACAGGTATAATGGATGAAACTAAAGTACCAGAAAAAGACAATAGCTTTTTAGAAAATGGTTTTAGTATAGATGTGGACGGAGGAGTCACAGTAAATCAATGAGTGAAGTAATAGGATCAGAAACAATACAGTTTGATTTAAGTCCTTTTGGTGAAGGTCTTCCTACTATTCCTTTAAATGTTCCAAGTATAATAGATGGTATGCCTGCAAGTCAGTTTCCAAGAAACGATAAAGAAAAAAATGCTCTTGATCAAATACTAATGCAGGTACAAGGAGGCTCTGTTGTTTCAGAAGACATGGCAAATAAATTGAAACAAACAGAAGCATTAATTACTCAAAGAGAAAACATGATTCAAGATCCTGTAGGTACAATGCTTAAAGATAAAGCAGCGGCAGCAAGACAACCCGGCGCTCCTGGTTTAGGAAGTGCTTTTGGAGAGTTAAAAGATATATTACCTGGGGGAGAACCTTTTGAACCAGAAAAAATAAGTCAAGGTTTAGGAAACTTTGCTGCTAAAACACTAGTAGGTTCTGATCCTAAAAGCACTTTTTCTGACGTAGCTGTAATAGGAAGTGATATGGCTTTTGCAGGACAACAATTAGGCTCTAGCAATGTTCCAAACGGCAACAGAAACTTAGCTAAAACAATTTTTCAATTGACTAAAACAAATCCTGTTGTAGGAGGTAGTGCTATTGTAGGAGCAAATATTGCAGCAAAAGGCACAGGAAATATTACTTATGATTTAATTAACGACGCTACAAGAATTATAATGGGTCTACCTGATCCCGATGAAGCATATAAAAAAGATGAACAATTAAGAAATCTTATGGATATGAGGGATGAAATGTTATTTTCAGGTGGAGCTATGGGCTTACAGGCTGTTTGGCCTAACGTAAAAAGATTAATGGGTAAAGCTATTTTTGGAATAGGAGACGCTCAAAAAAAAATAATTGCAAAGGCAAAAGAAGCTAATATTCCTATGAATGTTTTTTCTGTTTCCCCTAGTGGTATGGTACAAGCAGCTGGTAAAGTCATAGGTTTATTTCCTTTTGTAGCAACAAAAGCAAGACAAGCGCAAAACATACAACAAGTTGCCATAGCTGAAAATATAAACAAAACTTTAAACAATCTTTCACCGATTAGTTTATTTTCTGATTCTTCCTTAGCAGCAACAAAAGCTTTTAAAACAGCAGTCAAAGATTTTACAGGTACTAAAACTCTTCTTTATAAAAGAGCATTAGACTTAGGAGATAAAATAGGAGAACAATTTATTCCAACAAAAAGAATAAAAGAACAAGCACAATTACTAGAATCTTTGGTGTATGGACCACAAGGTAAAAAAGGATCAAAAGAAAATTTAAAAATGAATGTTCCTGGTGAATATAATATTACAACCGCTGCTGAAAATTTAAGACAGTTCACAGGAGATGCTGAGGCTTTTCAAGACTCGTTAATTAATCTTCAATATTTAAAAGATGACTTTATTAGTGCTAGAGAGTTTGATCAGTTACAAAAACTGTTAAATAATATGAAAAAAGCAGCATCTAAAAATGCAGCGATTGGAACGGATATGGCAGGGGTTGATGGTTTTACAAATACCATGATTGAAACTTTAAATGATTTTGAAAATTTTAAAAACTTAGATGACAATGCAAAAGCAGGTTTAGTTCAAGAGTTTGGCGCTGCTATGCAATTAGCTAATGATTTTTTCTTTCAAAATAAAGATACTTTTAAGGGAAGAACAAAACAAATTCTTGAAATGGCAGACAAAAATATTGCCAAAGCAACAGATGATGTAAATCCTGGTTTTTATACTCCTGACTCTTTAACTAAAATTCTTCTTAATGATGAAACAATGATGGCTCCTTTAGCTCTTAAAGAGATGAAAGAGGCTTTAGGAGATGACGCAGTAAGAGCAATCGCTCGTTCTTTCTTTGATGATAAAATTAGAGGAGCTACTAAATATATTAGTGGTGATGTAAAAGTTATAAATGACGAAGTGGGTTTAGGAAAAAAAATAAGTTCTTTGATTTCTGGAAAAGAAATTGTTAAAGGAACAAAAACGGCACAATACAATATACCTATTCTAGATGTTGATAATTTAAGAGATGTTTTTGGTATTAGTAATGTTAATAAAAAAGCTTCTATGGTAGAAATTTTTGGAGAAGATCAGTATAAAAAAATAGTTGATGTGTTAGATTTAGCAGATCAAATTCAACAAACTTCTTTCGGTAATGTTTCTGAGTTTGTAAAAAGACGTGGTTTCTTAGGTGGTATAAACGCTGTAACTAATCTTGCTTTTGGTGGTATTGTAGCTGCAGATCCTTTCGGTAATTTAGGAGCTATTTTAATGGCACGTTATGGTATGAGCAAGTTAGCTGACCCTAAATTTTTAGATAGTGTAGCAAGTGTCATGAATCCAGAACTAGGTGATTTAGCTAAAAGACAAGCACTTATTAAATTAGGTCAAATGGCTTTTGATGATGTATCTGATAATAAAAATATACCTTCAGAAATAAGAGATAATTATGATCCCGGCAATCCTATGGATGTTATGAAGATTTTAATTTTTGGAACAAATCAAGCCTCTAGTTATCCTGGCAATGAACAAATGGTTATAGGAACAGATAATAATGGTTTTGCAAGTGAAGTAGAATTAAGTAAATCTTCAGATAAAAATGAATTTAGTATGGACGCACAAGGTGTAGTAGAAAATGTTAATACCGAAACATCACAACAAGAAATTATACCAGATGCACCACAAGCAAGTAACCAAGTAGATCCTTTCTTAAACGTTGACTTTAATCAAGTAGTTCAAGATACTGGCGTCGGTATGGGAAATCAAGCAGCAGCAAGTTTAACAAATGATCAAAGAATAGCTTTAGCAGGTGGAGACTTAGACGAAGCTATAGCTCTAGGGTCAGATAGAGGAGTAGTATAATGTTTGGTTTTTTTGGCGGTAATAAAAATAAAAAAGCATTTGAATCTAAAAATCAAGCAACATTAGATGACAGAAAGACTAGTCCGTTTGAACGTCAAGCGATGGATAAACAAATAATAGATTCAATTAAAACCAAGAGAGGCATAGACACAATAACATCAAAAGACATTAAACGTGACTATGATAACGCTAAACAAAGTTTAGAAAAAGCATTAGTCCGTTACGGAAGAGGTGCTCAAACAACACCAGGCGGTGCGTTTGGTGATGGTACAAGAGATTTTACTCCTAGTGATTTTGATAAAGAAGGTGACCCTATGTTCTTTACAGCTAGACCTCCTACTTTATCTCAACTAGCAGGAGACATGGGTAGAGCAATGCCTAATTTTGGTATTGGTGCTGGAGTTATGTCTTTAATAAACAATATAGGTACTAAATTTAATTTAAATGATTCTTTTAAAAAGTTATTAAATATAAAAAATGAAGAACAACAATCTCCTTTAGTATCTTTACAAAATTCTCTCTCACAAAGAGAAAAAGAATTATTTGGTTCAATGAATCCATCAATGAATCCTGTTACAGCCCCTGTTCTTCCAATAGTTAAAGAAGGAATAGAATCTATTATGCCTATGCCTAGTGGAGGCGACTTTTCTAATTTTCAATCAACAGATCCTAGCGGCATGGCAGAAGTAGAAAGTGATGTCAATAGAGGAGCTACAGATCCTACTGGTATGGGAGTGCCTGAAGGAACTATTTATGATCCTACTATAATAGGTGGCAGACCTTTATTTCCTAATACTCCACCACCGGGCACAGAAGTTTCTGAAACTGATTATAAAGAAGGTATGCAGATGGATAGACCCGACATCTTTAATGAAGAAGAATTAAATCCTATGTTAATAGGTGAAACTACATCTAATAGTAATCCAGGATTTCCTCTACTTAAAATTCCAAACGATTTAGGCAATTCAAATGTTGCTCCTATGGACTTTAATCAATACTACAATACAGCTGCTTTTGCAGACACTCCAGCCACATATTATGATAGCGATCCAATTTCTGTATTAAAATTAGGTGACGGACAAGACAGTCCTCAAGGTGCTTTTCCAGGGGGTTTTAAAATAGGTAGTCAATTTATAAATAGAAGAAATGCATTGGCAGGACTTGCTTATGGTGGTGATGTAAACAGATCTGTTATGAACGGACAAAACGGATTATCTGCAAGTGATAACATTGACGAAAGAATTATGAAAAATTTAGAATTTGAACAAAAGTCTCCAGGAATGATGGGGTACAATGCGGGTGGACAGGCAATGTCTACTTATGATAAACTTAAGATGATTGCAAATTCAATAGCGGAGGGTTAATGGAAAAAGATTTCAGTATACGTAACCTAGTATGGTTTTCTATAATACTAATTAGTGCAGGTAGTGTATATGGAATGATGACTCAAAAACTTCAAGCTATTGAAAACAAGCAAGCTATGCTTGAGAAAACTATTACACAAGATATACCTGAGATAAAAGAAAGAGTTATAAGATTAGAAGTTTTGTTAGAACAAATTATTAATCAAAGATAATTTTTCGAGCATCTTCGCCCATAACCTGACTAGCTAAATCAATTTTATTATTTAAAGCTTTAACAATCTTTTCATCAATAGTTCCTTCTGCAATTAAATCTACATAAGTAACCTTATTAGTTTGTCCTATGCGATGAGCTCTATCTTCAGACTGCATACGAACTTCTAAACTGTAATCATTACTATAATAAACGACAGTATGAGAAGAAGTAAGAGTAAGTCCATAGCCTCCTGTCTTTGGATTTCCGACAAAAAATCGTAAAGGGTTTTTGTTATCTTGAAAGCTATCCACAATAAGCTGACGATCACTATCTGGCGTATCACCGTAATACGACGCAACAGATTCTTTACCATATAAATCACCTATTCCTTTCTCTATTGTTTGAATGTCGTGTCTATAAACAGCCCATATAATAACTTTACCACTTGTTTCTTCTAAAACATTTAAAAGTTCTTGTAGACGATTATTTTTTAAAGACACTACCTCGCCATCATCTGATTTAAAATGACCGCAAGTAATTTGATGTAGTCTAATAATTTGAGTAAGAACTGTAGGAGCACTCATCATTTTATCGTTATCTAAAAAAGTCATAGCAGATCTTTTCATTTCTACATAAGCTTTTAGTTGTTCGGGTGTCATAGCAACTGTTCTTTTAGTGTAAAGTTTTTCAGGTAGATCTAAACATTCTGATTTTAATATTCTTGTAGAAAAAGATTTAATCTTTTCTTGTAACTCATCAAGTCTTTGATATTTAACAATATGTTGAAACGAATGACTGCCCACGGATCTCTGAACAACCACAGCATATCTAGCTCTAAAACTATAATAACTTTGTTGTTCAATAAGATAAGGATCAAGAAACTGTATTTGACTAAATAAATCTAAGGGGGATTTTGTTACAGGAGATCCTGTCATAATTCTTTTATACTTAGCTACGTTAGCTAATTTTAAAATATTTTTAGTTCGTTTAGCATTATGATTTTTAATTGTGGTGGACTCATCTACACAAACAAAACCTGCTGTACGAAGTAAAAAACTATAAGCATATTGATATCCTTTAGGACTTTGAAAAGCTTCAACATTCATTATTAAAATAACTAAGTCTTCTGTTATGGCACTAATTTGTGCAAGATCTAACAAATCTTTCTTCTTTGGAGAAGAAGCCCACACAGCACAACGATAATTAATATGATCAGGTAAATGAGTTTTTAATTCATTGTTCCAGTTTCTTTTAATACCGTTAGGAGCTATAACTAGAGCAGAATTAATCTTACCTTTATCATACAATATGGCCATGTTATCAATGGCAACTTTCGTTTTACCAGTGCCCATTTCCATAAACAAAGCCCAGTTTTCTTTGTTCCAACTTTCATTTAATGCATCTAATTGATGTTGAAACGGTTTAGTTTTAAATCTATAATCCATAATTACTTTCTAAAAAAAATAATATTAATACTTGCAAAAATAAAAATCAAGAGGTAAATATAAGATAATAGAAAGATGATACAGAAAAAATCTAAAGTTTATTTGGTACAAGAAAATCCATATGTAAATGTTTTAAGTGCTGGTGAGTACGGAGACATTGAGATTTTATTTGATAGTGGACAACAAATTATGTTTAGTCCACAACCTGCCATTAGAAAATTAAGAAGAAAACTAAAAGATTTTTGTGATGAAGATTATCTTCTTATGATGGGAGATCCTGCTGCGATGGGTATTGCATGTTGTATAGCAGCGGATGTAAACAGAGGTAGATTTAAAATACTTAAATGGGATAAAAAAGAAAGACGATATTATCCTGTGAGTATTAATGTTAACGAGAAAGGTGAAATTGATGAGTCCGATAAACTTTGAACAAGACGCGATTACTGATATAAAACAAGAAGATTTAAAAAGCATATCAACTTTATTACAAGAACAATTAAAATTAGAAGAATTAATAGAATCTTTAGAAGATACACTAAAGATGCAAAAAGAAAATTTAAGAAAACTTTCAGGTGAAACTATTCCAACAGCCATGGCTGAACTTGGACTAACTGCAACAGAAATGTTTGACGGATCGAAAGTAAAAGTAGTTGAAGATATTTATGTATCAATTCCAAAAGAACCTAGTAAATCACAAGAATGTTTTGAGTGGTTACAGAATAATGGTTTAGGAGACATTATAAAAAATAGTGTCGGTATAAGTTTCGGTAAGGGAGAAGGCAACAAAGCCAAACATTTAGAAGAGTCCATAAAAGAAATGGGTCTTATCCCTGAGGTAAAAGTTTCAGTGCATCCTTCAACACTGAAGGCTACTATAAAAAAGTGGCACGAAGAAGGAAAATCTATCCCGGACAATAAATTTAATTTGTTCATCGGACAGAAGACTAAAATAACAAGAAAAACATAAAGGAGAACAAATGGCAAACGCAGTCAAGAAAAAAGAAGAGACAAACATTGTCACTTTTGATCCAGGTCTTTTTGAAGAAGATGCTGGAAAGGGTCTAAATAACTTAGGCGCTGACGATCTATCCATTCCTTTTTTACGGATTCTTCAAGACACTAATGATGAAGTAAAAAAAAGACACGCCAAGTATATTGAGGGTGCGGAATCGGGTATGATGTTTAACACTCTCACAAAACAATTGTATGATGGTGAGCAAGGACTACAAGTAGTTCCCTGCGCATACAAACGTGAACTTATAGAGTGGATGGACAGAGGAAAAGGAACAGGAGCACCTGTAAATTTTCATACAATTAGTAGTAACATACTAAGTCAAACAACAAGAGATGATCAAAATAAAGATAGATTAAACAATGGTAACTATATTGAAGATACTGCTAATCACTTTGTTTTAATATTAAATAAAGACGGAACATACGATCAAGCTTTGATAGCTATGAGTAGAACACAAAGAAAAATATCCAAAAGATGGAATTCTTTGATGCTTGGACTTAAGTTAAAAGGCAAAAATGGTATGTTTAATCCACCATCTTACTCTCATGTTTATAAATTAACCTCTTTTGCTGATTCTAACGATCAAGGAACTTGGTTTGGTTGGGAAGTCAACCGAGTTGGTCCTATAGAATCACAAGAGTTATACGTAACTGCAAAAAACTTTGCAGAAAGTGTTGACAAGGGTGAAGTAAAAGTTAAACATGAAGAGGAGAGTATGGATGATGAACAGACTCCTTATTAATTAAAAATAATAACTAGCGAAATGGTGGTTTTTACCACCATTTCAAAAACGAATGAGAAAGAGAATTAAATGGACGATAAAGAAAAATTTATACAAATATTTAGTGGTTTGGACAGGGCCTATGGTCAAACACAAAGTCGTTCAAAGAATGAATCAGGTAAGCTAGAAGCTAAATCCTGGATTGAAAAAGAAGATTTAACAAAACAAAAATGGATTGACCATCTTGAAGGTAGAGAACCTAGTTTAGGTATAATACCTATTAGAGATGATAACACATGTACATGGGGAGCCATAGATATAGATTCTTACGATGGACTCAATCATAAAAATTTAATTGATAAAATAAAAACAAAGAGCTTGCCTTTGATTGTTTGTAAATCAAAAAGTGGTGGAGCACATATATTTTTATTTGTCAAAGAACCTGCGTCTGCAAAAGACATGCAGATGAAACTTACAGAAATAGCAGCTTGGCTAGGTCATGGAGGATGTGAAGTATTTCCTAAACAAATAGAATTAAATTCTAAAGGCACAGGTAACTTTTTAAATCTGCCTTACAATCATCCAGAATACCCTACACGTTACGCTTTTAATGATAACGGAGAATCATTAATAGAACTTAAAGAGTTTTGTGATTTTTATGATAGTAAAGTTATTGATAGTATTCGTGAGATAAAAGTAGAAAAACCTGTAAGTCAAAATAATAAAGACGATTTTAAAGGTGCGCCGCCTTGTTTATTGACTCTTGCTGAACAAGGCTTTAGCGAAGGATCACGGAACATGTCTTTGTTTCAAATGGGTATTTATTTAAGAAATAGATTTCCTAATGAATTAGAAGATAAGTTAGATGAATATAATCGTAAATATTTTAAACCACCTCTTCCTAGTAGAGAAGTGCAAACTATATTTAAACAAGTTCAAGACAGTAAATATTTTTATAGATGTGAAGAACCTACTTTTAAATCTGTTTGTGAAAAGATTAGATGTCAGTCACAAAAGTTTGGTGTAGGCAACGCTGGTAAAGATGACATTACAAGTTTAAAGAAGTGGGTTTCAGATAACCCTATGTATGAATTAACACATAATGGTAAAGTTATAATACTTAGTGTTGATCAATTATCTAGTCATGCCGAGTATAGAAAAGCTTGTATTGCACAAGCAGATATCAGTCCTAGACCAGTAGCTCCTGCTGTTTGGGCAGACATGGTAGACGGCTTATTAAAAAATATGGGGCTAGGTGATTTTATACAGTTACCAGGAGAGGTATCTCAAAAAGGACAGTTTTTAAGTCAACTGCAAATATTTATAGAAAATAATAAAGGCGCAAAAGATAGACAGGATGTTTTATTAGGTCAGGTATTTGAAGTAGAAGATGCTTTCTTTTTTAAACCACAAGTCTTTCGAGATTTTTTAAAAGCTAAAAGATTTAATAAAATCTCAGACTCTCATCAATATAAATTGTTTTCAGAGTTTGGTGGTAAAACAGCTAAGTTAAAAGTTATTAATAAATCAGAACATGTATGGAAGATACCCAATGATATTTTAGAAACAGAATACAAAGTAAGTGAAAAAGATTTTAAAGAAGAGGATCCATACTAATGCATAGACATATAGTTATAGGACCACCAGGTACAGGAAAAACAACCTACCTCAAAAATAAAGTTAAATCTCTTATCGAGGAAGGTTTATGTAGTTCAAAGGAGGTAGGGTATTTTAGTTTTACGGTAAAGGCCGCAGAAGAGATTAGAGACAGAATAGCACAGAGCTTCGGTCAAGACTATGATAAAGAAGCTATGAAAGTTTTATTTCCGTATTTTTCTACTCTTCACTCATTAGCGTATAGAAGATTACAGTTAAGTCAGGAAAACATCATGGATGATTTTGACTACAGTGAGCTATCACGGATCACGGGACACCAGTATGTAAACAAAATGCGTAAAGGTAATGGAGTTGATATATCAATGCCAACAGCAAAAAGTGAGTATCAAGATATAATTAACCTAGCTTATGCTAAATATCCAGATAAAGAAAATAGATTAGATTTAGTATTTAGAGAAACAAAATTAAATAACTATGGAGCTCGTAAGATGATTGAGCAAATGGAAATGGACTTGAGAAAGTTTAAACAAGACAGAGGCAAGTTTGAATACGTTGATTATTTTACAGAGTTTTTAAAAAAGAATAATCCACCTCAATTAAAATATTTATTTATAGACGAAGCTCAGGATTTATCAGCACAACAATGGAAAGTTGTAGACATGATACAAAAACAATCAGGAGCTTTAGAAACTTATGTAGCAGGAGATGATGACCAGGCAATTTTTAGATGGGCTGGAGCAGACATCGAACATTTTATAGACATGGCTCATCCAGATTCAAAAAATACTATCATTCCTTTGACACAATCTTATAGAATCCCACCTGAGGTACACTATTTAGCTACAAAATTAGCAAATTCCATCTCAAAAAGGATTCCAAAACAATATTTGCCAACAGATCATACAGGCAAGAGACAGATACATACTGTACGGTCCTTAAATCAAGGATTAGCCCATGGAGAATGGCTTATTTTATGTAGAACGCATGAAATTGTCAAACAAGTGTGTGAATCACTAGAAACCTATGGTTGGTTGTATAAAAGATATGGTCAATCAGTAATTAGCTTTAATTACATTGAGGCTATTAGAGCTTGGACATCCTTACAGAACGGAAATTCTATTTCCGGAGTTCAATGTGATGTAATTTACAAGCATATGGATAGCACCCGTATTAAAAGAAATTATGGAGTATTTAAAGGCCAGCCTGATGGCTCATTTAATCTAGAAACTCTTATTGCAGATTTTGGTTTAAGGGATTATATTAAATTGTCGATTGATAAAGAAGTAAGTGTAAAAGAAATAGCTTGGTATGACATGTTAAATTCTAAGGGATTACAAAAAAGAATTAATTACTTACGTGCTGTCATGCGTTCAGGAAATAAATTAGACTCAACACCTCGTATTGAAGTATCTACTATTCATGCTTCTAAAGGTGGAGAAAGACAAAAAGTTATGTTGCTTACAGATTTATCCTATGGTCCTTATTCTTCTTACACGGATAGCCAGCAAGGAAGAGATGATGAAGCAAGAGTATTTTATGTTGGTGCTACAAGAGCAAAAGAAGAATTACATATTGTACATAGAACAGAGGGACAGTTTGAATACGAACCTATATTTCATTATGAAAGGACTATTTAATTGTTAACAAAAGATTTTTTAGAAGAAGCCATTAGGCTTACAAGTAATGATCGTAACAAAGATTACGGTGACATATTAGAAACACATGAGAACATTGCCGCGTTGTGGTCCGCTTTCCTCCGTAAAACTATAACAGCACATGACGTGGCAGTGTGCATGGCCTTGGTAAAGGTAGCTAGGTCTATGCACAAACAAAAACAAGATAACTACACAGATGCTGCCGCCTACTTAGCCATTGCAGGAGAAATTAGTGAAAGAACAAAGTAACTGGTTTCCTAAAGTTCATCGCATGCCTAGTGAATGGGTTATGCCTGATCACTTTCCAGACTTATCGGGTTACGATGAAATAGCAATAGATTTAGAAACAAGAGATCCTGGCATCAAAGATAGAGGACCAGGTTATGTTAGACGTGAAGGAGAAGTAGTAGGTATCGCTGTTGCAGTAGACGGATGGCAAGGCTACTACCCCATCGCTCACGAAACACCGCCCAATATGGATAAGAAAGTTGTTATCAAATGGTTACGCAAACAATGTTCTTACGTGGATAAAAATTATATTTTTCATAATGCCTTTTATGATGTCGGTTGGTTAAAAACTTTAGACATTGACATCGCAGGTAAAATAATTGACACTTTAATTGCCGCGCCATTAGTGGATGAGAACAGGTTTCGTTTTGATCTAAACTCATTAGCAAAAGATTATCTACAAGAGTCAAAAGCGGAAACCCAACTCTATGAAGCGGCAAAAGCATGGGGACTAGACGCCAAGTCCGAAATGTGGAAACTCCCCGCCAGTCATGTCGGACAATACGCAGAACAAGATGCTGCCGTTACACTTCGTTTGTGGCATTATTTAAAAACAGAAATTGTAAAACAACAGCTCTTCAATATATTTGAGCTAGAAACAGAATTATTCCCTGTACTTTTTGATATGAAAATGAAGGGTGTAAGAGTAGATGTAGATAAAGCAGAAAGGGTAAAGAATGATTTACAAAAACAAGAAAATAAAATCTTGGCTTCAATCAAAAAACTCTCAGGTCATAATGTGGAAGTCTGGGCTGCGTCTAGCGTATCTAAAGCATTTGATGCACTACAAATTCCTTATGAGCGTACTCCAACAGGACAACCAAAGTTCGATAAAAACTTTTTGTCAAGTCATGATAGTCCTCTTGCGAAGATGGTGGTGGAAGCGAGAGAAATAAATAAAGCAAGAACTACGTTTATAGATACAATTTTAAAACACTCTATTGACGGACGTATTCATGCAGAGATACATCAAATGAGATCTGATCAAGGGGGAACTGTGACAGGAAGATTTAGCTATAGTAATCCTAACCTTCAGCAGATACCAGCTAGAAACGCTATACTAGGCCCTATGATAAGGTCTTTGTTTATTCCTGAAGAAGGACACGAGTGGGGTATCTTTGATTATTCTCAACAAGAACCAAGACTTGTTGTTCATTACGCAGCATTAACAGGAAGTAATACAGGAGGATTGCCAGGAGCTACAGATTTTGCTGAAGCATACTCCACGGAACCCGGAACAGATTTTCATACACTTGTTAGTGACATGGCGGGCATTGATCGTAAACAAGCCAAGACAATTAATTTAGGATTATTTTATGGTATGGGCAAAGGAAAGTTGATGTCTCAGTTAGGATTAAATTTAGAAGACGCATCTGATCTTTTGGCTACGTATCACGAACGCGTTCCTTTTGTAAAACAATTAATGAATAGAACAATGGCGTCTGCAGGTAAGAAAGGATTTCTTAGAACTCTTCTTGGTAGAAGATGTAGATTTGATTTATGGGAACCAACAAACGAATGGGGATCAAAAGCATTACCATTAACAGAAGCACAAAGAGAGTATGGAGAGCATATGATTAAAAGAGCTTGGACATACAAAGCACTAAACAGATTGATACAAGGATCAGCAGCTGATCAAACAAAGAAAGCTATGGTAGAGCTACACAAAGAAGGTTACTTAGCACATATACAAGTACACGATGAATTAGATTTTAGTGTTGGTAAGTGTGGTAAGGATGCAGAAAAAATAAAAGAGATAATGGAATCCTGTGTGGAACTTTTAGTTCCTAGTAAAGTAGATGTAGAGCTAGGAGATAACTGGGGTGAAGCAGGTGGATAGAAGATTTGCAATAATAACACAAGTCTTTTAAAAAAAGTTTGCGTATAACCTACGCATGTATCAATTAACAGAAAGTGCCAAGAACCACTTCTTAAACTTCTTTAGTAGTTTCTTTTCCGAAAAACAGGAAAGCGGTGTTGTTCAATTCTGTAAAGCAGAGTATGGTAATGATTGGGAGCACGCTTATATTTGTTACTTAGAAGACGGTAGATTTCCTCAAACTGTTAGAAAAACCCTTTAAAATAGTCATTATTTAAGGGGTTGACAGTCCCACATATTTATATATATTATCCCACATATCTGGTGATAAAATCTAATTAGTTTTATCGGCTGACTGAACAACTCTGTAACAGAGGGGTAAGGTACACTTGAGATGAAGTATGTGCAAATGCATGAGGTAATCAAGGGTGGTTGTGAGTAGACATGTATGAAATGTTCATCTGTAGTCGAAAGCTTGTGGGTGAGAAACTAGTCCCACGCCTTAACTGGATATTTAAGAAAGGATAACATGACAACACTTAAACCAGAGTTTGAGGCTACATTTAAAGAGGGGTTTCGTTTAGGACTTCGTTTAACAAGAGCTAAAACTAATCACGAAAGAGCACGTGAATGTCGAAACTTAGGTGATATTTTTATGACTGATTTTTACGAGAGAAGTGCCAAGAGATGGCAGGATCTTGCTGAGAATTCAGGGCGTAAATTTACACCAGTCGCGGCTCACGAAACAAATCAATTAAAACTAGATCTAGGAGACACAGAGCTTTTAGATAATGATGAAACAGTATCTTCATTGGAAAGGAAAGAAGCATGAACACTCAAAAGTTTAAATCAGTAGCTGTAAAAATTGATACTTATCAAAAACTTAAAAGACAAGCAGAAGAAAACAATCGATCAGTAGGAGGTCAAATTACTGAATTGGTAGAAAAAGAAAGTAAAAAATCTAAAAGAAGGAAGGTAGCATGAGCATAGCTAAAATTAGTTGGTCTTTTGATGCTGAAACAGAAATGATGACAATACTTAAAGTAGATGGTATTGCGTTTCCTGTGGCAAAACCTGACAAGAAAGGTAAAATAGTTCCATTGAAAAGTAATTCAAAAGCTTTTTTTAGTCATATGATGAAATATAGACCGGGAACAACCATGACGTTGGATGAGTTTTGTAGTAATCAAGATTATTATGGAGTTATGTACACCATAGTGGATCTCAATGGAGTTGAGGGCATCGACCTTCAAAATACTAAACTAACTATCAATGTATAATAAAGTTGTATGTCCTGCATGTAAAGGTAATGGCTACATCCGTTCCTCATGGGAAGGAGATGATTTTGTCGATCAATGTAAGACGTGCCACTCACAAGGAGAAGTTACTACTCTTCGTTTAAAAGCTTATCGTAAATACAATGAGTTGAAAGATGATAAGGAATGGGCATTGGCAGCAGCCATGTCGGAAGATTATGAAGAAACGCACAGAGAAGACTGATATTGCGTTTTTTCCCATTTTAAGCTATAATTTAGTCTTAAATTGATGCCCTCGTTAAGGATTTAATCCATACGGGGGCGTTATAGGAGAGACAATGGCTTATGACTATGAAGAAAAGATGGCTCAGCGTAATTTGCTGGACACTTTACTTGCTACAGAGACCACGGCTCACGAGCATAAGGCTAGTCTAGAACTAATGGACGCTCTATACTTTCAAAAAGATTTACCTGAAAACGTAATATTGTTTCCATTTCACAAGGTGAGAAGGATAAATGTCCCAAATAAACCTACCAAACAGCCCCGTAAGAAAAATATCTAGTTGCCCTAAATGTGGCGATGTTTCAGTAAAATTCTATAATCCTATTTTTAACGCTCGATACTCAAAAGAAGAATGGGGTGTAGTAATGACAGATGGTGAAGAAGTATTATCTAAGATTGTTAGGCATATTATTGAAGATCCAAAGCAGTTCCCATAAAGTGGGTTCTCTATAGATGTTTTCTGTCAGATAAAATAAAAAATATTTTACAAAACCAGAGGTAACCTAGGTAACCGAGTAACTTTTCAAGTATATCAACGATAGTAAGGTTACTTTTGTAATATTTACAGGTAACCTCAGGTAACCTAGTCATAGCGATAACAGGAGGTAAAATTATTTATTTTTGTTGATTTATGTGGTAAAAATCTACTATTGTAAGAGTTATATATGGAAGAGAATAATTTAATCGTACCAGAACCTTTATCAGATACTTTGTATAATCCGAAGATAACTGGTAAACAAAGAAAGTTTATTTTACTTTTAGTGCATTCTGAAGGTTTGAAAACTGGAACACAGTGTGCTACTGAAGCAGGCTATGCCAGGGACTCTGCTGTAGTGAGAGCTTCTGAATTACAAAACCCTGATAAATATCCTATTGTTGCTAAAGCAATTGAGCATGAGCGAAGAGCTATTGTAGAAAGATATAAATGTACACAAGATAGATCATTGGCTACATTGGCAAGAATTAGAGACAAAGCAAGTGAATCAGGTAATTGGAATGCTGCTGTAGCTGCTGAGACTCGCAGAGGACAGATTGCAGGACTTTACGTTGATAAAAAAGAAATACTAACAGGAACAATAGATTCTATGGACAGAGAAGAAGTCAAAGCAAAGCTACAACAGTTAAAAGAACAATACAGTATTGAAGTTGATTACGAGGAAATTAAAGAACTTAAACAAATTAAAAAAACTAATTGACTATAAGATTAAATGGGAGTAATGTATAGAAAGTTTAAAAAGAAAGGAAGAAAGATGAAGAACTTTATATTTAATTTATTTAATCGTTTTAGGTCTGTTAAACAACGTAGTTTAATATGGCATCACATACATAATGAGGCTAGTTGTGGTGTTATTGGTTATAGTGCGAGAGACAGAAAAATTGCAATAAGGAGGCATGATGGCTATTAAATTAGAAGATCAAATATCATCAATGCGTGAGTCATTCTCTAACAGAATAAGCAACCTTGAAAAAAAAGTTAGAAGCTTAATGGAACAGAGAATGGCGCCAGCAACAAAAAAAGAATTAAGAGATTATATTGCATGGTCTATGCAACAGAAATTAAAGTCTAAGAAAGTCAAGAAAAATGCAAAAGATTGAGGTCAGACAATCAATACCTTTGGAAGCTAAAATGAAAGATATTAGCCTTGATATAGGGCCTAAGTGGTGGGAGATATTTCCCATACTTATTGTTTTTGGAGGTATAAAAGCTTTTATACTGGTTATTGCATTTGTGTATTTGTTGAGGTGGTTTTTTAGTTGAAGCCAGAGAGCAAATTCTGGAAGGAGGTTAAAGAAAATCTACCAAATATATTTTGGACTAGACATGAAAACTGGGCTATGCCTGGTGTGCCTGATGTCTATGGAATTAAAGATGGAATATCGTTTTGGGTAGAGTTAAAAGTAATAAGGAGTAATAAATTAAATTTAAGACCACACCAAATAATGTGGAACTATAAGCATAGTTTGTGCGGTGGAAGATCTTTCATTATGGCCAAGGCCCCCTCTCAGAGCTTACTTTATATCTTTGATGGTTCCTTGGTCCACTCCATTGCGGGAGAGGGAACCCGAACCGAGCCTAAGTGGACGTTTGAGCTGGATCAGGAGCCCTGGAAGCAGGTCGAAAGAGTCCTTCTGCATTGTCCATTGCCAAAACCTCCAGCCATCACGTAGTATAGGAGAAGTTGGGTGCAGCCAGACACGCTGGTGCTATTTACATTCTCCATTGTCGAGCGTTTTCGCCCATTTTTGCACCATCAGGTTTTAGGAGCTGCAGCCAGATTCCAGG